GCCCGCTCCGGCTCCTGCACCTGCCCCTGCGCCCGCTCCGGCTCCTGCACCTGCACCTGCCCCTGCGCCCGCTCCGGCTCCTGCACCTGCCCCTGCGCCCGCTCCGGCTCCTGCACCTGCCCCTGCACCTGCGCCCGCTCCGGCTCCTGCACCTGCACCTGCACCTGCACCTGCACCTGCACCTGCGCCCGCTCCGGCTCCTGCACCTGCACCTGCGCCCGCTCCGGCTCCTGCACCTGCACCTGCGCCCGCTCCGGCTCCTGCACCTGCCCCTGCGCCCGCTCCGGCTCCTGCACCTGCCCCTGCACCTGTGGTACCCCCTCCTGTGGTACCCCCTCCTGCGGTGACGCCCCCTGCGGTGACGCCCCCTGTGGAGACTCCGCCTGTGGAGACTCCCCCTACGACGACTAAGCCTAAGGAGCCTGCTCCTGCTACACCAACTAAGGCAACAGGTTTTGGTGGTGCGTATGTGCCAACACCGAGCCTTGGTGCAGACGCAAAATTTTCTTACAAAAAGGTGTCAGAAGACACACCAATTTTGAACCCCCTGCTATTTAGTTTGGCGGGTGTAGCAATACCACAATCCACTCCTGAAAAAACCTTGACAACGGAAGAAGAAAAGGATAAAAAGGAAGAGGAAAATAACAAAGAAGAGGCCCCTGCTTTGGACTTACTCAGTTTCTTTAGTTTTGCCGAGGGCGGCATGGTGCCACAGCACCCCATGGGCCAACCAGAGTTTTACTCTGAGGGCGGCGCAGGAACAACATACATCCAAGGTCGTGGTGATGGTACGTCAGACCAGATACCCGCCATGGTGGCCAACAGCGAATTTGTCTTGCCTGCAGACATTGTGTCTGCTTTAGGTAACGGCTCCAGCGACTCTGGTGCAGACATCTTGGACCAGTTTATTAAAACAATCCGCGAACACAAGCACTCTAACCCCCCGGGCGAGTTGCCACCAGAAAGCAAAGGCCCACTAGAGTACCTCTCTAGCGCGCAAATGAAAGGAAGAAAATGAGCGTTTTTGATTCAAGCAGTACAGTCAACACAACACTGCCGTCGTGGTTTACCTCCGCGCAACAAGCTATTGCCACACAGGCGCCACAAACATACCAAGCGGCCACGGCCCCGGGTAGCACTGTTGCGTCTGGTTTGATTAGCGACCTTAACAGTCAAACAAAAAACCCTTTCACAACGGCAATTAGTGGTCTGCAAACTGCACAGACGGCTAACGCTAACCCGTTTCTCCCCACTGGCGCACCCAACACAGCAACACCCTTGGGTGGTTTGTTTGCGGCACAAAATGCTAGACTGGACCAGATCCTTCCAGAGCTCACAGCGCAGGTTGGTGCGGGCGGTATTGGGACCGGCAACTACGGGTCATTGCGTGGCCAAACAGCCACCAACACTGCACGCGCAGGCGCGTTGACCACACTGTCAGAACAACAAAACAAAGCGGCCATGGACGCAATGCAACAGTCTATCCAAGCGGGTCAGGCGTTGGGTAACGTTGGCGCACAGTATGGCACCACAGCCATGAACACAGCCAACCAAGAGATGTTGGGTGGCTTGCCTGCACTGGCTAAGTACAGCGACATTATCAACGCAATGGGACCAACAACAGACAAGAGTGTGGAGACAGTCTCATCTAAAGGCGATTACGCTAACTTCTTGGCAGGTCTTACTGCAATTGGTGGCGCAGGCAACGTGCTTTCTAGCGCGTTTAATGCAAACACCGCATACCCATGGTTAAACAAACTGCTTTCTAGTGACGTTACCTTTAACAGTGGCTATCCCGGTTCAGACGAGGATTAAATATGGAAAACCCGACAACAACTGAACCAACAGGTGGGTTGCCACTTGTAAAAGGCGAAATGCTTGGCAAGAGCGGCTTGAACGTTCTTGGCAATAAGGGCGTCGCACTTGGCATGGACGACAGCGCCAGCATCCGCGACTACCTCCAACAAATGATTGAACAGCGTCAAGCCTATAAAGGTAGCTTTCAGCAGGGCATGGACCAAATGCGTTCTGTTCTTGGTAGCACTCAAAACGAGATGGCCCAGAACATGCAGGCCCAGAGTAATAAAGAGCGCACCAACGAGCAAGACATTTTCAACATGCGCGTCAACATGGCACAGTTGAAGACGCAAGAAGACCGCCTGTTGCAAGAGAAAATGCTGGCGGCCAAACAGCAGTTTATGATTCAAAACACCCTGCGCGTCGCACAAGGACTACCCCCACTGCCTGAACCAAGTGCGGGTGGTATGGCACAAACACCTCAGGTAGGCATGGCACAGGCTCCTCAGGTCGGCATGGCCCCAGCTACTCAAGGTGGCGCGGCTCCTGCTCCTGCTCCTCAGGGTGCGGCCCCTCAAGGCGGTGCCGAGGCACCACCTTTGAACGCGCTACAAGCGGCCACAATAGCGCAACTGGCAGTGGCCAACCCGCAAGAGGCGCTTAAACAAATGTTGTCTTTGACTAAGCCAACTGACTTGCAACGCGAGTTGAGTTTCTTGCCCGCAAACGTGCGTAACCAAATTATCACGGCGGCCAAAGCAGGCAACATGTATCAGCCGTTCAAATACTACGACGTCAACGTTGGTAGAGAAGTTGAAACAAGCGCGGCTGACATTATTGGAAAAATGTTTAACGTGCCTTCACAGCTTGGTGGCGCCCCCGCAGGCCCTGCGCCTGTCACCGGTGTAAAACCACCGGCGGCTGGTGCCGCCCCCGCAGTGGCCCCTGTAGCGCCATCCGCCGCCCCTGTAGCACCCGCTCCAGTGGCCGCGGCCCCTGCACCTAACGTGCCTGTTTCTGCGGCTGTGACAAGCCTTAGAAACCTGCCAAACCCGAACCCAAGAAATTCTCCTTCTTATGCCGAGTTTGAAGCAGATAGAAACAAAAAGATTCTTGAACAGCAAGCTAAAGAAGCCGGTGTGGCCGTTGCAGGCGAAACTCGCGAGGCCGAGAAAGTTGCCGAAACAGCCTCTGAAGAACAGAAGCAACACAGCGTTGATGTGCGAGAGGCACAGAACAACGCCATGCTTGCGCAGAACATGCAGAAAGACATTCGCAAGGCTGATGCGCTTTTAGGCAAGCTTGCGGGTGGTGGTGCACAGTCTGCGTTCTTTGGTTTGATTGACGGCGGTATTCAAATCGGTCAATTTGGTTCTGTGAACTTGCCTAAGTTTACAGAGGCTGTGGTCAAGATGGATCCAAAGGCCAAAGACCCTGCAGTCATGGACGCGTATATTCGTGTGGCCAAAGACGTAGAAAACTTAAAGCTTGCATATTCTCGTAAAGTGTTCCAAGGCCAAGGCGCCGTAACAGAGAACGAGCGTAAGTTGATTGACACTGCAGTGGGTGATGTTAACCGCATGTCCCCTGCCAATTTGATGCGCATGGCCAAGGCCACAGAGCTTGAAGCACGCAACAAGGTCGACCAAGATCGTTTGTGGAGCCAAATGAAAAACGCAGGTTTGTCATGGTCTCAGTACAAGAATAGCGCTGAACTCAAAGACATGCAACGCAAACAATTCTACCGCACTGCTAAAGCGTTTGGTATTGACAATGCGGTCTATCCCGGAGACCCTGCACGATGACTGGACTTGAATCTCTCAGCCCAAAACAGCGCGCTACAGCACAGCGCGTGATTGCGGAAGCAAAAAAGCAAGGCGTGCCCCCCGAATTGGCGTACGGTATGGCCATGCAAGAGAGCGGCTTTGACCAAAGCAAAAAGTCTAAGACAGGACCCACTGGTGTGATGATGCTTGGAAAAGCCGCCGCCAAGGACATGGGTGTGAACCGCTATAACGAGTTGGAAAATATTCGCGGCGGTGTTGCGTACATGAAGCAAATGCTTGACAAGTACCAAGGCGACGTGGACAAGGCATTGATTGCGTACCACGACGGCCCTAACAGCGCTTATTTTGCAACAGGACAAGCTAGCCCTGCCGCAATAAACCATATTCAAAAAGTTAAAGGATACGCAGGTATGGCTACGCCAACTACTTCTGTTGTTAAAAATCCCCCTGCACCTGAAGTCAAGACAGGATTCAACATTGAGATTGAGGACATCGAGCCGTTAGATCTTACAGGCCTTGCGGGCACTACAGCGCCTGCGCAAGGTTTTGGTCGTCAACGTGACATCTCTGACATCATGGCTGGTGGTGCTGGCGCCGTTGCCGGTTTTGCGTTTAGTCCTGACAAACCAATGAGCAAAAAGCGCATGGACCAAATGCGTATTCAAATTGCCGCGGACCGCGCCGCTAAAGAAGCACAGGCCGCCGCAAGTGCGTCAAACAAACCGCCGATGTTTGGCGCAGGTAAGGACAACTGGAACGTCAACCAACACAACCAGATGTTGGCACAGACGTTGGCTAACCAACCTAGCCAAGCCGCCATGGGTCAAATGGAACCAGAGATGCGCGCACGTTTAGCTAAAGCGCAGTCACTGTTCCCCAACATGGCGCCTGCAGGCCCTACGTCATTGATTGCCCTGCCTAACACCGTGGGTCAAGGTAACAAGGTGTTGCCTGTTATTACTCCCGCACCAACGGGCGGTTTACCTACGTCAGTAATAACTCAACCCAAACCAATTAACTTTGGTTCGCGCACAGGCCAAGCGGCCAACACGCTTGCAGGCGGCATGACCGCCGCTCAAATTAACGACATGACACAACGCGGCGCACAGGGTGACTATGTAGGCGCAGGACTGGCCGGTCTAAGCGCCGCGGGCGCAGGCGCTACTTTTGCGCCCAACCCCAAAGCTAAAGTTGCGGGGGCAATCACAAGCGCGGCCAGTGCGGGTCTTCAGTCTTTGTATGACATCTTCAAAACGGAAGACCAAACCAAATCAGTGTTGCAACCAACGGGCGAACCACCCAAGTATAAAAAAGGTGGTGCAATAAAAAAGCCGGACGGCGGCCTGTCCGCCGTTGAGCATTTTGACGGCGGCGGTCGCACGGGCCTTGCAAAAAAAGTAGTGGGTAAAATTGCCGGCGCGTTTGGTCAACCTCCGGGCCAGTTGGTTATGCCATCCGCCGAAGAGATTGCAAAGTTTGCACCAAAGCCAACACAGCAATTAAAATTCAGTGAGGCTATTAGGCCCTACCAAGACCACTACCTTGGTGTGCACATGTCTGACAGACAGGGTGTTCATGGCGGTCGTTGGGGCGGCACAGGATTTCCTAACTTTCAGAACATCAACCCAATTCACGCGGCCAACAAGGCTGTGTGGATGAACGACAGCGAAGAGGCCGCAAACAGGCTTATTCAATCCGCCAGAGAGTTTAACGGCCGTCCTATGATCAACACCAACTACATTGGTGCACCAGATCAACACCGGTCTAATAAAACCGTATTCAATGACGTGCTTGATACGTTCTACAAAAACCAAGCCGCGGGCCAAGTAACACCGGAACAGATTGAGAAAATCAACCAAGTTATTCAGAACAAGTCCAAGACAACTGGCACATTAAAAGATCTGCCGTTTAGGGACAAGTTTGACATCATGGACAAGGACGCTGTTAGGGCGATTGCCGGAGACACGTTTGAGGGCCGCAAGGCCATGGGCGACCTCCTTGGCATGGGCCTTGGAACACGCAAGCCCGCGACTGTGCCACAGTATGCAAACATCTTAGAAGACCACGCAGACCCGTTTACTAGGGGCGCGCCTACAAGCGCAGTGGGTACTCGTTTGTTCAGCGTAGATAATGTGCCTGCACAGTACACCGACGATGTGTTGCACCCTGACTATCGTTGGAAAGTGACAGGCAAAGACAAGCAAGTACAGTTCCCTGCGGTGCCACAAAGCATTGCTGTGCGTGACTGGTACAACGAGATCAAACCACGTATTGGCATGGAGCCTCATGGCAACGCATGGTTCTCTTACCCAAAGCGACCACAACTTATCAGCAAAGACTACATCACCATGGCCGAAGACGCAGGCTACGCAAAGGGCGGCCTAACTGGTGTACCACACTTTGATAAGGGCGGCCGTACAGGCGTGCTTACACGCCTTGCTGAGTCCGCGTATGACATGCTCAAGCTGACGCCTGAAAAGGTTGAAGCGTGGCGCAAGGCCAACGCAAAGCCGTATAAGCAACAGCAGGACCCACAACTGGCCCAAGCGCTTGAAGCATACATGAAAGGCCAGATTTCACAAGCCGACTACCTGCGCATTATGAACGAGCGCAGGCCAATTCGACCGTTGACTGAAGTGCCTGCCGCACACTCTAACATTGACATTGTGTCCGCATTGGACAAGAACAAAGCAGACAAGGGCATTCTGGGTTTGAACCTGCAAGTGCCAGAGGGTATGCGCGTTGGCAACCGCCTTGACATCCCCGCATACGAACGCTACGGCACCTACGTGGACACAATGCACGACCCCGCAGGCAAACCTATTGGATACGGCCACACAGGACATTTGAAAAACGTGGAGTTTCAGTCTGACCCCAACAAAGCCGTGCGAGTCGGCCTTGGAACCAGAGAACAAGCGTTGACCCCCTTGGCTATAGAAGAGGGTTCGGGCAAGGGCCCGTTCGCTATGATGGTGGGCAACCAACAGACAACCAAGGACGAAGAGGTCCGCAGGATGCTTGCAGAGGCCTTAAAAGACCCCTCATGGCGCCAGATCGGTATGAACCCATACCGCGGGTCACAATTCTATGACAAGGCCGACATGCAACCAGTGTTTAGCGCGGCCGAAAAGATTCAGGCCGGCCCGCTGGTGCTGGCCCGTGACGTAGAGAAAACATCGTGGAAAGACCCACGACTAAAAACCAAGTACGGCGTGAACTACGCCAAAGGTGGTTTGACACACTTATAGGCTTGGGGGAGAAGAGTGGCTACCAAACCACCCCCCTCTTCGCCCTTATTTGCGGTAGCGTGTGTCGATCCAAGACTCTGCCGCAAGCGGGAAATCTCCCGCCCAACTTGGTGGTGTGGTCAACGACTTCATCACCAATTCTTCAGTTTGTTTCGCGTCTTCTACACGGCATAACGAAAGAATTTCATCATGGATCAGGTTAATCACCGACACGCCTTTACCCTCCAGTTCAAGCGTAGCCTCGGCAAGAAAATCTCTTGCGGTTCCTTGAACAGAGGACTGGAAGATGCTAGACCCAATGAGCTTATTACGCCCCCACTTGCGGGTGAAAGTGTTCTGGCTAGTGACATAAACAACATCGGCCAACTTACCCCATGGGGTATACTCCTGAACGACCTCAGGGGCTTGCCAACAAATTAGGCGGCCACTAGGCAGTTGCATCCACAGCGCGCCTTTAGCTACCTTGAATGTCACCTTGCCGGCCTTAAAAGCGCGTCCCTGCTCCCCTATGGCGTCGATGGCCGCTTGGCCCATTAGGAACCAACAGTTCTTCACCTTGGCGTAAGACAGCCTGTACGCGTTCACAGCGTTTTCTGCCTGCCCTAGGTCCAACATTACCCCCATGCCTTCAGCGTAGGCCACAAGGCCCTTTGCGCCCTGCCCAAACATACACCCGAGCACAGCAGACTTGCTGACCTGACGCATGTCCTTGGTCACCTCCTCGTACGGCACCTTGTACAGGCTTGTTGACGCAAACGTCTTGTACTCATCCAGACCTTGGCGGAACAACTCTACCTTGTCATTCTGGCCCGCAATCCAAGACGCCACCCTGTTCTCGATCGATGACAAGTCCGCGTCCACAAAGGTGTACCCCTCTGGCGCCTTGATGGCGTTGCGCACAATCGACGAGCACGCGTCCATCACGCGGTCACCAAACGCCACCTTCGTCAATTCATAGTCTCCATAAACCAGAGCCAACTGAACAGCCTTTTCAATGTCTTGGTCCTTCATCCACAGCGCGGGTCGCGCAATGTTCTGCAGGTTGATACCCCGACTGGCCCAACGGCCTGTAGAGGCGCCGTGGTACACCAGACCGTTACGAATGCGCCCACCCACCTGAACGTCGGCCATTTTGTTAAACTTGGTGACAGACGTCTTGGATCCTTCAGAGCGCAACTTGAGCACCTTGTCCACGTCCTTGTTGGCGTGGGTCTTCTTGGCCTCGTTCTCAATTGTTTCGGCCTGCATGTCTGTCAGTGGTACACTATTGGACCGGAACCAGTTGAGCAGTTGCTCACGCTTAGACACCTCGATGCCTCCTGTCAACTGTGTAATCTCTTCGTTAATGTGGCTCATCTCGTGAGCCACCACGTTGATAATGTTGTCCAACTCCGCGGGGTCCACTGGAACGCCACGTTGGTTGATCTTCTGTGTGGCCACCCACACAGCCTGTTCAACGGCGGACAGCGGGCGCAGTTTGGCCACAATGGCCAACTCGGTCTGCACGTCTCGTTTGCAGTACTCAAGCATCTCAGCCACGAGCACTGGGTCCTCGTTGAACGTGCCGTCTTTCTTGGGCTTGCTGAGTAGTTGAATGAGCTTCTTGCCGCGCTTGTCTTTTTGGAAGTCTGCCTGCATTACATCGCCGGCAGTATCCAAGTCTTGGGGAATGTTGTTTGCGGCCGCTATGGCCATGGAGTCAATCAGTTGCTCCCATTGAATCTCAGGCCACCCAAAACGGGCGCCTACGCGGTTCCAAATGTGGTGCTCAAACGACGCATTCCATGCGGCGATTAGTCCACCATTCGCCGCATGGTCCAATACCCACTGGGGTACTTGGTCTGGCGTCCACACCTGCACGTCGTCCGCGGTAAAACCTGCGGCGATGCAAATGATTTCTGTTGTGGGGGAGGATGAATAAACATCAAGGCCGTGGACCTTGAGATCGATCTTGCTACGGGTCTCGAAATCGATTGAAAGAACTGACATAACTGCTCCTAAGGCATGCAGACGAATCTGCGTTAAAAAAGAGCAGAGAGGTTTCCCTCCCTGCTTAAAAGTCCAACCAAGGACTCACCATGAAACACACCGAAACTATAACACAGATTTTGTGCGTTTATCAATTTCGCGTTCAATGTACCATTTGGCCTTCTTCAAGTCCTCAATGGCGTCTTTCTTCAAGTCACAGCGCCAGATGTATTTAATCGCGTTACCTAGATTAAACCCCATGTGTTCAGTGACTTGGATACACTCAATACCCGACGGGTGTCCAGTGTAGTGAGGGGGGCTATTGACTATATCGATCATTTGTATGCGCTCAGTGCGTACATGTGCAGGTGGCCCCACAGGCCCACGCCGATAAACACCAAGTAACAGGCAAACAAGAACCCAACCAACATGGTAAAGGCGCCAAGAACACCCTCACAAATTTTTAACAATTTGTCTTTCATTTCATTCTCCTGATTCAACAACATGGGGCACCGCGCGCACGTTTGGAAACTGTTCCTTGAACGCCTCGACAGTGATGTCCCTTCCGATTTTTACTTCCTTAAACTCAACACCCTGATTATGCAATCGGGCCTTGACTAATACACACGCGGGACAGTTGTCCTTTGAGTATACAGTCGTGGTTTTTAAGTATTCAGTCATCGTTTTTAAGTATAAGGTGGGGCCTACTAACGGCTACGGCTGATCATCACGGGGAACCCCCCGAGTCCGACACCCTGTTCGGCCCCGATTCAATTATATCTCGCAACCACCTGCGGTGCAAGCCAAGGTCTGAGCGCCTTCTACGTTGTCTGTGTTCTCAGCAAACGCGGCCCAGTTGATTGTTGGCATTTGTGCCAACAGTTGGTCGTAGTCTTCCTTGGTGCACTCCTCGTAGGGCGCCTGTCTGTACGTGCCGCCGTCGTGGGGCAAGAACGACACACCAGACATTTCGTCAAAGTGGTCCCAGACAAACGCACCCACCTTGGGCCACTCGCTCTCTTTGACCGAGATGGTCACAGAGGGCTTGTGCTCACACCAGTGACGTTGGTACGTCAGCCACAGACCCAAGTGGTCAATTGCGTCAATGTCGTCGCGTGTGGTCAAACCCTCTGGCGCCTTCTGTGGGAAGCTGAACACGATCGTGTTGTTGGGCTTCATCACGCATGGCTCGTTGGGGATGCCTTGGGCAACCAAGAACTGTGACAGCGGGTCCTTCATGTCACCACGCACGCGGCGGATGTAGTAGGGCGAGTGGCGTGGGTGAATACCACTTGCTGTGTCTGTCAACTGGCTCACAGTGCCGCTGGGCTTAACGGCTGTAATAGCTGTTGAGCGTGGGATACCAAGCAGGTCCGCAAACTCAGCGTTGGCCTCTTCAGCAACCAAACGCAACTGGGGCAACCACAACTCAGCACCACTTGTGTTACTCATAACCTTGTGGTCATAAATGCCGGTCAAAGACACACCCAGTAAACGCTCTTCCTCGGTGTTGCGTTGCCAGACCTTACGCAGGTATGGAAAGTGTGTGAACGTGGCCTGTATGGTGCCTAAAATGGCCGCCATACGCACCTTCTGCTTCAAACTATCCAGTGTGTCCTCAGGACGCACCATAACCTCTGTCAGGTTGCAGAACTGGTAGGGGCGCAGAATGATCTCACTGCAGGGGTTTGTACCGAACTCGTAGTTGGGGTCACGCTTGCCGTACTTGGCCACAGCGGCCTTGGCGGCCTCACGGTTAAAGATACCGCGCTCACCAGAGTGGCTGTTGTACAGCGACGTCCACTCTTCCAAGAACGTGCCCACAGTGGGCTTGACGTCGTACACTGCGCTGTTGTTGGCCAGTGCTCGGTGTCCCGCTGTCTCCCACCAGTTGCCAGACTTGGCGTGGCGGATACGCTCGTCGTTCAGGTCGGACAAAGAGATCATGGCAGAGCGGCGCACGCCACCCACCACAACAACCTCACCGATCTTGCACATCAGGTCGTGGCACTCAAGCGTGTTGAGTTTGCGGCCCTGTGCGGCCTTGAAGATTTTGATTGTGAAGTGGAACAGGTCAACCAGTGGCTCTGGGCCAGACGCACGGCCACCAAACGTCTTCAGGGGCGTGCCTGCGGCGCGCACCTTGCTCACGTCCCACTTTGGGATTTCGCCGGCGTACAGGTTGGCTAACAGCAGGCGGTATGACTTGGCCCAACCTTCTTTGCTGTCGTGCACGTTGATGACGTGCTGTGAGTCAAACAGGCGCTCTGGCACGTCCGGCAGTTTGTTGGTGTACTTAGATTCCACTGAGAAGCCGACACCCGTACCACAGAGCAGGATGAACATGGCTTCGTCAAACGACTTGACGTCGTCCACGGGGAGGTATGAGCAGTTGTAAACACAGGTGTTGTCACGGTCGGCGGCTTTTCCAGAGGTCATCATGGCGCGCATTGACGGCATGATGTGATGGCCAGATATGGCGTTAAAAATGTCTTGCTTCATTGAAGAATCAAGCTTGGGGGTCTTGTTAAAAACATAGTCCACATAACGGGCTACAGTTTCGTTCCAGTCCTCACGTCGATTTTGATCTGGCATGAACTTAGCGTAGCGGCTCTTGTGGATGTATTGTTGGTATTGGTTCATTTTATGGTGATAAATTTTAGAGACAAAAAAAGCCCACGCGTGAGAGTGGGCGTCGGGGGCAACAGAGATTATTTTTCTGCTGTTGGTTCTACTGCTTCTTCAGCGGCTTTCGCGGCTTCCAAAGCTTCTGCTTGTGGGCGGCCTTGGTCAACAATGGCCATGATGGTCATGTTCACGTCAGCAAAGGGAAGTCTACCCAACAAGCTAAGAATGTGGTTAGTTTCTTCGACAGAAAATTCAAGTTTGATCATAATAAATGTTCAGTATATTAAACAAATTGGGGGCTAGGCCCCCAACCTACTTAGACCGCGAAGTCAGAGGCGGCGGAAGAACCACCACCCAAACGCTCACCGTCTTCCAACTTTTGCAAGTTGCCCAAACCGCAGGCAATGCCCTTGGAGCCCTGTTGGTTGTACGCGTAGAATGTCAATGACACTCGGCCGTAGCAACCAGAGTAAAACTCTTCTGGGTCAATGATCGCGTTTAACTCAGCGTCCACAACACCGGGCTTTTGCACAGAGTTGGCGTTGATGAAAAACGCATTTTCGTACGCAGGGTCGTCCTTCTCAGCATCACCGTCACGCAGGCCGCCTTTAAGGCCCTTTGGAACGGTTCCACCGAAGTAGGCCGCGCTTGCCGCTTTGGCTTTTTCAAAAGCCGCGTTGATTTTGTCGATGGTCTCCTTGTCCTTCTTGTCGATAATTATCGACACAGAGTACTTGGGGGTTTTGCCCTCTTCACTTGCAACGGGCTTGAACACGTTAGCATAAGAAAAACGCACTTTACCGGTAACCACTTTTTCGTTCTTGGCCATCTTGGCCTCCTTGTTTACTAATTCGAGAGCACTTTAAAATAGGTGGCTCTCAAGACCCAAACTCTTCCTTCAACTTCGAGGGCACCAGTTTTGGTTCCCCTGCAGGCTTGACAATCAGGTCACCAAGTATATCTTGGAGTTGCCCCTTGCCCAACTGCTTTTCCAATTGTGCCACAGATTTTAAACTGGGTGTGGTGAATATATCATCAAATCCAGCTTTCTGTAACTTTTTTGCCGCATCTTCTTGCGCTTCTATTTTACGGTTGGTGCTTGACTGCCCCAACTCGTAACCAGTAGGCACTATGCCATGGTCTGTGGCCTGTATCAACATGTAGTCTTCAACGTCAGCCAACCATTTGCGTGTTTTAGCCGCGTCTTTAAGCACCTTCATTAGCTCGGTTTCTGACAAGAGCGAGGGCTCTTTGAAGTCGGCCGCCGCGGCCATGTTGTTGAAGTCTGCGCGTGCCCTGCACTGTGACTTGGCCCTGCAGAATTGACAGTGGTCACCCGCCACAAAATCCCCTTGGCCGGCATACGCCTTCTTGGCTTTAGGTTTAACCACGTGCTCGGCCCAGTCCTTCAACTCGTCCAGCGTCACCGTTTCGGTGGTGATGCTGTCCTTGCGGGGTTGGTGAATGGTGTATTCAACGTGGGTAATGTTTGGGTAGTCGTCTTTGTACTTGTACCAACCACCAAGGCCGTACAGCCTCAGTTGTGGGTTGTCCTCGGCGTCCACCGCAACACCCTTGCCAAACTTCAGGTCGATAACCCGCACCTTGTTCTCGCTCATTATGACCACGTCGGCTGTGCCGAAGCCGTCAGGCACCCACTCGCTGAAGTCCACGCGTTGCTCAAAGTAGGGTGTGTCGCCCTCACCAATTTGCGAACGAACGTAGAGCACGTAGTTGTCAACGTACGCCTCAAACTCTTCGTCGTAATAGGGCGTTGCCTTGACCTCTGCAATCGCCTCGTTGTACTCCTTGGCCGTGATCTGTCCAAAATGCCGACGTAGTTTGGCCTCTGCCATGGTGTGGGCTGTTGTGCCCTCTTGGCTAAAATCAAACGCGCCTGATTTTCGTTTAGGTTCGGGGAGTACGGCCTCTAGTCGCGCGCTTGGTGTACATGACATCCAACGTTTGGACCCTGAGGCACTGAGTAGTGCGTGTGTAGCGATGATGCTCTCCTTTATGCAAAGGTGAAAAAGCCCCTCTTGGGGCTTACAAAATGTCGGCACTTATTGACAAGTGCCGACGATATGTTACGCCGCTTTTTTGAGCGCCGTAATTAGGTCGGTAACTGCACCTGAAAAATCCAACACGACGTCTGCCTTGACTTCAAGCTTGTTGCTCTTGTCGTCGCGGTAGTCTGAGGGAAACTGGCCCCTCAACGCAATCTCAGCCACCCTGCTGTTGAACGCCTTGTTCTCCACGTTAGCAAGCAACTGGGTTTCCCAGTACGCCTGTGAATGTGTGATGGCCATGTCCAGTGCTTCAGCAAACTCTGGGTGGTTTTTCTTGAACGTCTGCGCGGCCGCGGAACTGATTCCGACGCTTGCAAACATCATTTTTTGGGACGCGCCTACCTTGCCCAACTCTATCAGTTGGTCGCACATCTCCGGTTTAAACTCGTATTTGGATTTCGTTGCCATGGTGTATACCTTATATTCAAGGCCTAAAAAGGCCTTTCCTATATAGAATTACCCATTTTGAGAGGGCTTTTCGACCTTCTGCACCTGTGTATTTGCGTCTCGTATCTGCGCACGGGCCTTGGCCTCACGCAAAGCCTCGTTTACCACCAATCGTGTCACCGCTCCGGCCATTTCCTGAATGCGTTGCTCTTTTGGTTTTACGCCCAAAGATGCCAATAAATTTGTTGCTTCGTTTGCCATTATGCTTTTCCTTTTGTTTGCTGTTCTCTAAATTTGCGTAAATCTCGCAGTATGAAATCACATTCTTCTTCGTTCTCAAAGTGCCATATTGATAGCACTTCCTGATCTTTCTCGAACATGGGGTACTTGGCTTCAATCTGAATGTCTATTGTAGGCCACCCTTGTTTAACATACTCCACTATGTATCCGTTCACAATTTTAACTCCTTTCGTATTTTAGCGACAGCCGCCGCAAAATGATACCTCCAATACTTCTGGGTCACAGCCAAGTCGTGGTAGTTATACCCCGACAGGTGTGCCTCAATGATTTCCCTCTGCTGTGGGGTCAGCTTCTCCGCCACGACGTTGTACACGTCTTGGATGGTGTCTGGCCCCCACGGCGCCCACCCTGCGCCGCCGGTAGTAGGTTCGGAGGACGAATCCTCGTGCTCAATAGGGTCCGGCTCCTCGTCTGAAAGTCTGCGGATGGTGGCGTTTACTTTAATCATTGAAGTTTCAGCGCGTTCATTAACGCGTTTTGCATATCGATCTTCCCTTCTAGCACGTCCATGACCTGACTGTCAATACTTTTTTGCATTGTCAGGTGATGAATAATTACAGGCTTTTCTTGCCCCTGCCGAAACAGGCGCGCGTTAGCTTGTAAGTAGTCTTCACTGGACCATGGCAGGTCGAACCAAACGATCTGGGCCGTGTCGCCCACGTTGCACTGCAGGTTCAGGCCTATGCCCACGCTTTTAGGGTGGCAAAGTAGCACTGGGACCTTACCAGAGCGCCACAGTGCGATTGTTTTATCGTCGTCAGGGCTGAGTAGCACCGCGTCAGGAAAAACGCCCTGAAGCCGTTTTAGGCTGTGTTTGAAGTTGTAGAACACAATTGTGGGGGTGTCGTCCAACATGTCGGTCAGGTATTCCAGTTTGGTGTCATGGATGTGCACCACCTCCTTGGTCTCTGAGTAGATAGACCCCGCGGTCATTTGCAACAGCTTGCCTGTGAGCACCCCCGCCGACGCCGCGGTCAGGGTTTCCTCGTCGACCTCCACCACCATCTCTTTGCGCATGGTGTTGTAGGCCTGCTTGGCCGCCTTCTCCCACTCAATGGTGTGCACAATGTCCTGACGCTGTGGCATGGTCAGGTAGTCCTCCTTGCGCAGGGACACGCAAATGTCCCCGATCAGGGCGTCGATTTGTTCTTTGGCGTTGGGCTTTAACTTCCAACTCCACACCATGCCTGTCCTACGATCTCGGGTTTCTGGCTCGAAGAACTTCTCCTTGTAGGAAGTCATCGATTTCCCGAGTCGTTGGCCCAAATCCAATATGCCGACTTGGGTCCACAAATCTAGGTACGACTTTGGGGTTGGTGTACCCGTTAGGATGTACCGATGCTTGAAAGTTTTTAAGTGCGCTTTCAACGTCTTCCACCGTTTTGACGACGGGTTCTTGAACCTGCTCGACTCGTCGATCACTAATGTCTGCCAAAGCGGCAACGAGGCTTGCTCGAACATCCAGACCACGTTTTCTACGTTGATCAAATACACGTCCGAATCGCTCTGCAACGCTTTCATGCGCTCCTGTGGTGTTCCCACAATGAGGGCAAACTTCATTTTTTCTGTGTGTGTCCAATTTTCTGCCTCCTGTTTCCAAACGTTTTTAATGACTGCCTTTGGCCCAATGATCAGCGTCTTGCCCTCAAGTTGGCTGAGTATTGTCAGTGCCGTGATTGTCTTGCCCAGTCCCATGTCCATCAACAGGCCCATGTGGGGTTTGACTTTGCTCTCCCCAACTAGCCGCTGTTGGTAGGGGTGTAAATTTTTTAATGTCAACATCAATAGCCTGCTCTTTCTCTTGCTGTAACGTCGTTAATAATGCGATGACGCGTGGGCCGAGTGATGTAGGTATTTGCAGGGTCGCCCAGTGGGGGCGGTCGTGCACCTCCATTATTTACCTCCTTAATTTTTTCGTGTGTCCAGTCCGCAACCTTGTACAACTCATCTTGGGTTGCGTTGGACTTGATCATGTTTGCTTTGTTGCTTAACCACGCGACGTTGCCTTTCACGTATCCTTTTTCTGGAATAATTCGGTCCAGACTTGGTGAGTCTGGACCGCTCGATCCCACAGTGCCTGAGTGTCCAAACCCCCAAAGAATCTTGGTCTTAAACACTGGGCAGTACTCGGGCGCAATTGCGCACAGGTAATTGTGATCCAACTCAAATGGAATCCCTGCGGCAATTGCGCGCCGTTTAACGTTGAACATTGTTTTGGCAACGTGGATGCGTTTTTTGGCTTCATGTGCTTCGTCGTCTGTCATAGGCCCTCAACGAATTCGTCGACCTGTTGCTCGCTTGACAGCACGTGTGTCTGTACCCCCCGCGCTTGCAACTCCTTGATCATCAACTCCTGCCTTGCGCTTAGTTTTCCCTTTGGGTCCTTCAACTCCACTGGCACCACCTTGCTCTTGTAAAACACTAGCCTGTCCGGCACCCCCGTCGTCGACGGGCTTACCCACTTCAGGCACAGGCCCCCCTTCTCCTTGATCTTTTTTACCAGCCTTTGTTCGATTTTCTTTTCGTTTTGCAATTTTGGCAACCTCCACTAAACAGGCCGTGAACATCTGACGCACCAACCACTCGGTCAGGTAGGCCCTTGACTCTTCACCAAAATCCTCCACCTCCTCACCAATGTGTTCGAGCACCCTTGCCACCACGTGCGTGGCCTCGTGGGCCACCACGCTGGCCAGCAGGGCCGCGTTGTCAACACACTCGATTAGGTTGAACACCACGATGACAATAGCCTCTTTGTTTGTAGAGAAGCTGTGTGTCTCCGCGATGCCCAACTCCAGTGGCGCCATGTCAGGCTGTGCTGTTATGCCGTGGTCCTTCAGCACCTTGTAGAACGCCTGTGATGTAAAGCACATCTTTACAGGCACCGGAAAGAACCCGACGTCAACATGAAAATACGCGTTGTTCAAAATATCTCCTCGCGTTCAAAGTTGCTGATACTGTCCACGTACTTCTGCGCCTTCGGTTTCAGCTTGATGCCAAGGTACACGTTGGTCAACTCCCCGTCAACGCGAATCCTTGACGCTGTCACACGGTGGTCCTGCGTTGCCGCAAGAAACCTGCGCTTGAACGCCATGTCACTGCCGGGCGGTATGTTCTTTGCAGTGGCCCACTTGCGCCAACACACAAACACGTCGTCCTTCTGCGAATGCGCTTCTAGGTCGTAGTCCAGTGCGTCTGTCACGAACGAGCCGATTGGGTTGCCTAGCTCCTCCATCAACTCCAGTAACTCGCGCCCTGTTGTTGGTTGTTGGAACCTCTGCCCGTCACGCGCCATGCGTCGTTGCTGTCCTGCGATGGCCCAGTTAAAAATGGCAGGCAACTCTTTGGCCAACTTGTCGGCCAACAGCGTGTCCTCTTTGCCATAAAAACTGTTGCTCATCTTCAGCACAATCATGCGCCCTGTTAACGCGTTTGAGTTTTCTGTTAACTGCAAGGCCTCATTAGAGTAGATCACAATGCGCGTTGGCAAATATCCACTCCAAGCTTCCTTGTTTTTTCTGTTCACAGTCACAGTATCCCCGCCAACAATCCGCAGTAACTGGCTCACTACAGCACCCCTGTTGCGCTCCGGTGCCCGTGCGTCCGTGAAACTCGCTAGCAGTTTTCCTAGCCATGGTTGAAGTCCAAAAGTATCGCATAACTCATCCAGTTGTGGCGCCACTGTGTTATGTTGCCCCAAGAGGCTTACGAGCACCTTGTTGATCGTTCCCTTGCCAGAGCGGCGTGGGCCAATGATGTTAAAGAATTTCTGCTGTGATGAATCACCACTCAGAATGTAGCCGAACATCTCCTGCAGGCAGGTAATGCTCTCAGGGTCGTCGCCCCAAATGTCCTGTAAGAAACGCTCCCATGTTGGGCACGTCGCGTCAGGGTCGTAAGCAAACGGCAAACTGTTCTGCGTAAAGAAACCCAAGCTGTGTGGGATCAGCATGTTTTGCTCGGTGTGAAAAATGCCGTTCTCAAGCGACACCAACTTGCTCGGGTCTGGTCTGTTGCTCCCGTACCCCTCAAGCCACACCGGTGGTTTGGTGTTGGCCGTGTTGGGCAGGTGCGTCACAGCGTGCACCGCGTCTAGGATCGCAGACACGTGAGCGGGTGTTGGGTTGAACGGCATCAGGTTCTGCTTCTTGTCGTACTTCTTGCACCGGTCCAAGAACGTGTACAGCATGGAGCGCACTGTGGCCTCCTCAATGTCTTGGTAGTGCGTGCCCCTGTACTGGAACATGTCTCCCGCGTACGTGGTCAACGACGTGCCTTCCTCGCACGTGAACTGGCTTGACAAGAACTCTTTGGCGTGGTTCAGTGGCCCGCCTGTGAGCACCTTCTCACCGTTGGCCACCACCGCGGCCTCCTTGGTCTTGTTGACCTTGAACACCAGTGAGCGCAGGGTCGTTCCGCCTGTGCCACCGAAGCTGTCCCACTTGGCCGCGCACTGGCCGGCCGCGTAGGCACCGCAGGCACCGTCGTTATCAGACCACCGGTCCCACAACTCCAGTGCCTCGTAGTCGCCACCAAACTGGTGGTGCAGTGCCATACCCACGGCCAACCAGTCTGTGTATCCACAGTCGGGGTCTAACAGTGTGAGCAGGTCAGTCTCCACACGGGCCAAGTCCCACCCGTCTAGGGGAGGGCTGTAGTCTGCAAACGAGTCCCCCGACCGGTAACTTCTGCGTGCAGGGACAATACTTTCAAGGTTTTGTTCCTGATCAGGAATGTTGCCACCAAGGCTGTGGCCTGTCACTGTGAAGTAACGGCCCTTTGGGTATATCTCTAAACCCTTCTCGTGGTCGACGTGCGCGGCATTCAACTGCGCCCGTGTGAATATCTTGATGCCGGTGCCTGAGGGGCTTACTTCTGCGTAGCCTAGGACCGCGTCTTTAATGGCTTGCGCTTCAGGCGTAAGAGACGTTGGACCCTGAACGGCATCCACGCAGTCGTCCAAGTCAATCCCCATGATGCCGTCGCTACCATCAAAGACAAAGCCAACACCATCGAAGCGGCCAGTTTGATAAGCCTCTTGTGCATGGAGAAAATCACACCATGTTGTTGGGTTTGTGGAACTTGCTGACGACCCATTTGACTGCAGTGGTAACTTTGACCACCGCTTGCTCGACCCTTCTCCAACCTCGACCAATCTCCATAGAACCCAACGGGAGATTTTCTTCAGGCTGATCGGGATGTTCTCGAATTGAACCGACAGTGCTGTTGGCTTGTTCATGTGCCTCTACCTTTATGATGTTTCCAAGTGGTGAATTTATGTTTTGTCTTGTACCCTTGACCATCTCGGCCAAGTGTTTGCGGTCGCAGTTTAGCACACGTGCCGCCTCACGTAAAGAGGAGTACTGCAACACCAGTTGGTTGCGTGGGTTCCCTTTGTATTCAACTTGTACTCGCACTCTCATTTGTGCACCCCCCTCACAACTTCTGAGGCTATGTTGCGCGCCTGTTTCATTTCCATTAGGTTCATTTCAACCTCCTTAATTTGCTCGTCCATTTCGTTGACGATCGCCTGCCCGTACTTCTCTGCGGCCTCGTGTGCTGTCATGTCCTCTTGCACGACCTTGTTCAAAATGCTGTTGTCTTCTTCCACGTTCCTGTACCCAAACTGCACGACGCCCTGCATCTCCAGTATGGTGATAACCACCATAGGCATGACTAGCACTATGGCCAGTGCTGTGATTGGGTCCAAAAAATACCCAACCACCGACGCCAGTATGGCGCCAAACAAATAGATTGCGTAAATGATTTTTTTCATCCCATTTCCTGACACAGTTTTAAGGCCTCGATGACCAACTCGTTGATGTTGGCTAATATTTGGTTGCCATCTGCCTCGTACTTGTAGTGCAGTCGCAGTTGTTCCGATATGTCCAGCAACGCAAAGATCGCGTCCTGCCCGTGCAGTGCATAACGCAGTTTGTCCTCGTCGTCGGGGTACTCGAACTCAAGTATTGCCTTCATGCTTTGCTCCAGTCATAGCCGTCGTCATCTTCTCCCGCACGTGCACGGTCCTCGAAAATGTATTTGGGTTGGTAGTTTTGCGTGTAGTCGATCCATGCCTCTTCATAGCGCATGTACTCTGTGTTTGGAATGAAGAGGGGCGTCAGGCGCCCGTCCTCTTTGACTGAACCTAGACAACGTGTGGCCGGTGTGCGCGTTGCGCGCCACGCCTTTCTCGCCCGTCGCACACGTAACCACGCCTCCCTAACTTCTTCAGTCCACTGCGCGGCCTTCTCGGGCGGTAGCAGTTTTAGGTTGGCTTCGTATTGCACGCGCTCGTTGTCTGTCATGTCTTAGTCCTTAGGTGTGTACGTTTTGCCTTCAGCAATGGCGGTTTTGAGCACGCTAACGAACGCAAAATTTAGCAGGTACTTGGTTGCCAGTGGCCCCATGTTGATGTTGCAGTCACAGGACCCATCTTCGTTTTCTTTGACGTGCTCCACCCTGATGTAATCAAAATCTTTAATGTCAACTTCTGAAATCATAATCAACTCGCTAGTTTGTACAGACCCACGTTCGCAAACGCGTAGCCTAGGTACGTTAGACACATGGGTGTGTTGCCCTTGAGCCCCTGCTCAACGGCCACACCCGCATAAATTAGCCCCGTAAGGGCAATTAGCCACCCGCTCATATTCAATCTCCTCTTCCAATAGTTTGACAAACTTTTTTAACTCTTTGTCGTAATTACAGGCCCAGTCTATAGTGGCGCCCTTTGGCCTCCATTCGCAGTCTTTTGACCATAGGATAAAACCTGCCTTCTCTGCCAATTGTAGCATCTTAGCACGTTTCATGCCAACTCCTTGTTTGCCGGACAGTCGCGCCCCTGTCTGCAGTCCCCCGTGCACGGTGGGCACACGGGTATTTGTTTTTGGCTCTCTGTCAGCGGCGTTCGCCTAACTGGGCAGTTGTACCCCTCGTTGCACTCGTAATCACAACAGTCCATCTTTTTCCCCTTTATAAGTTTGTCGCTGTAGTCCAACAAAACAATTAAAAAATAAAAGGCCAAGGGCGTCATGGCCCCTAGCATGAACATTTTCAGGTCTTCCACGTCTATCTCCTGTACGTCAACTCGGGGCAGGTGTAGGTGGTGCCGTGCCAGTCTGCGTGGTAGGACGGCTTGACCTTGTTGGCCTCTTGCTCGGCCTTCTGTTTGGCCCTTGTGGCCTGTTTGTACGCGTTCATTTTGTCTCTGTTGTTTTTAGCCCACTCGCGCTCTTTCTCCCGCTTGCGCTCTAGGCGCCTTTGGTTGGTTGCCCACACGTCCCTGATATCCCCTTTAGCCATGGTTGCGCTCCTTTAGTTTAGCTTCTGCCCATTTGACCCCGTGCAAAAACGCCACGTCACCAATGTAAATAGTAGGTATTTCGCGCTCTGAGACACCCCTCCATGGGCGCACGTAGTCCTGAATGTCGTCGTCGTCATATTTGGGTTTGCTCATGTCTCGGTCTTTCATGCTTGTCCCCTTGCTCGACGTGCAATCAATGCACTGTCGCGTAATTCTTTGCCAAAAACTAAACGCAACAAGTCAAACCATGTAAATTCAACAATGTCGCTCTTAAAAGGGTGTGATGTAAATTTCATGCTTGTCCCCTTGCTCGGATTAAGTCTTCGTACTTCTTTAATGCGTCCCAAAAACCCTCTTCGTAATCCGCGGTATGTTTGCCTTGCAACTCTACTTCTTTACGCAGTCCGGCACACATCTCGCGCTCTTGTAAGATGGCCAATTTTACGAACTGAATTAGCTCA